ATTTCCTGCCTGTTGCATATAGTGCCTCGTCGATTTTCAACACCCCGTTTGTCAGCCGGTCGATGCGCCACGCCTGCTTTTGCGGAATGATCGTTTTCCACGCTTGAACAGCCTGCGTTGATAGCCCAAGCGCTTCCGCAGTCGCTCGTTTCCCACCAAAATGCGTTAGAACGTCGTTAGTTTTCATACGTAACCCTTTGATTTCATTAAAATATAAATATATCTTATATTATTTGCAAATAAATGTTGCAAATGCTGCTGGACGCATTATAATCCTTTACATACCAGCTTGCAAACGCACCACCACCAGGATAAACAAAATGACATATCAAGAACGCAAAGAATTTTATGTATGGGCAGAACAGCTAACTGTTCCCGCTGGTTTTGACCGCGCTGAAGCAATCGCCAACTCAATAGGCAATTCATGCGATGCAGAAAATAAATTGCAATGCGCTAAATCAACTTTTCGCATGTATGTTGAAGCAGGAGTTTCTTTTTTAAATTAACTAATCATTCCTTTGCCCCTGCCCACGCGGGGGTTTCGGAATACGCCGCCAGAGCGACTCTGGCAAATACTTGGAGATAGAAATGAAAATCAAAATTGTAGAAGCAAACCGCCGCGCCATCAACATCCTGCTCGGAGAAATCAACGGCAAATCGTTGTCGCACACAGCGCACGACAAGCATATTTTTGAGCTTTCCGAGTTAATGGAAATGCGTCTCGAAAAATTCGGCATCGCAAAAAAAGACCGCGCTGGTGCGAAAGCATCTGGCATGTCCGGTGGTAATGTGCCAAGTGCTTACAAATATTCGCGCATTGTCAACACCTACACAATCGAGCGCGGATCGTCGGACTGGTTTTTGATTAACGCGACAAAAACAGAAACGTGGGGCAATGCAGACAAAGATCAATTGAGCCTGACACCCGACCAGCGCGACATAGCGGTTTCGAAATTTACCTCGCAGTTTTCGGTGCAACCTGTTGTCACGCTGGCGGTGGCAGCATGAGCGCCCCCGAACGCTGCATGTGCGGAGCAGAAGATTGCCCGCGTTGCTACCCCGGCCAACCTGCCAAGCCCACGGCTCGGCATTACGAGCTGGCGCTGGAAGGCGTGGTGGAAACCGTAATGGACTGCGGAATGTGGCCGCAACCGGTCAAAGGCAAATTCAAAAAATCAGAGTTTGATCTTTACGATTTCCTGCTGGAAGAACGCGACCCTAGTTACTTCCTTGAAATGTATATCGGCTGCGTTACTGGAAGCGATGTATCAGACCGCATCCAGCGCGAGCAGGAAACAATAAAAGAAATGCTTAAAAAGCACTTTAAAAACTCGGATATTGTGGCAGACCTTGCCGCTGAATACGCGGAGGAAGTATGAGTTTTCTTGAAATCGTTGAGGCTGTTGCCGGGACTATTTTGACAGCAGCGGGACTGTGGATTTTCTTGTTTTTCTTGTTTTCACTTTGAGGATTGTATGAAAAAATCAGAATCAATAGCAGGACTGGCAGCAGCACTGGCTCAGGCTCAGGGCATAATGAAAGGAGCGCTTAAAGACTCCGCAAACCCATTTTTCAAAAGCCGCTACGCCGACCTTGCCAGCGTTGTAGAAGCCATCCGAGCCGCGTTTAGCGCCAATGGCCTGAGTTACATCCAGACCGTAGAGCCGTCAGACAAAGACGAAGTGCGCGTTGAAACAACTCTGCTGCATTCATCCGGCGAATGGATTTCCTGCGGCATCCTGTCCCTGCCGGTAAGCAAGATTGACGCGCAGGGCTACGGTAGCGCACTTACTTATGCTCGCCGCTACAGCCTGTCTGCTGCGGTTGGAGTGGCACCTGAGGACGACGATGGCAACGCAGCCAGCGCCGCAAAACCCAAGCCGACGATGGATTGCACAGACCACATTTCAGCATTCCACGCTGCCGCCACGCTTGATGATCTTCAAACAGCCTTCAAAACGGCCTACAAAGCGGCTCAGACGGGGCAGGACTCGATGGCAATGGCAACCCTTACCAATGCTAAAAACAAGCGCAAAGTTGAATTGGCGGCAGCATGAAAGTTATAGACGCAGTTCAGGGGACACCGGAATGGCTCGCAGCTCGTGCCGGACGGGTTACAGCAAGCATGATTTCCAACGTCCTGATGAAGCCCGAAACAGCGGGATTTCGGGACTACCAGGCACAGCTCGTCGCTGAAATCCTTACCGGCAAGCCTCAAGGTTCGGACTATACCAACGTCCACATGCAATACGGCACCGAAACCGAACCCCTCGCTAGATCAGCGTATGAGGCCGAGACAGGGTTTAGTGTTGATGAGGTGGGGTTATGTATCCATCCGACCATCGAACGCGCTGGTGCCTCACCTGACGGTTTGGTAGGCAATTCGGGGCTGGTAGAGATCAAGTGCCCGAAGGTGGCAACGCATCTGGCTTACTTGATTGCCGGAGTAGTCCCGGCAGGATACAAAAATCAGATGATGTGGCAGATGGCTTGCACAGGTCTGGACTGGTGCGATTTTGTTAGTTTTCGTCCTGATTTGCCTGAACATTTACAATTGTTCGTTGTTCGTTTCAAACGCGATTCAGCGCGTATTCTTGAACTGGAAACTGCGGTCGTCGCCTTTTTGGACACTGTAGACAAAATGTTATCTCAACTCAAAAAGGTTAAATAATGCACATTTCAATCGTCTGGCACGACCGGAGTTTTAACATCAATTTGCATTCGTCGGAAGGCAAGGATGCGTTCTTGGAATTGAAGGGTTGCAGGATTCAGCAGTCGCAGAAAGGCGAGTTTGTCTCCATGCCAAGCACAAAGAATGCGGCTACTGGCAAATACTGGAACCACGCGTATATCAATTCGGCGTTTCAAGCGAAAGTTTTGGAATTGGCAAAAGCATCGCAGCCCGTAGAGCAAAAAACAGAACCCAAAAAAGAGCTTAAGACTTTTGCTGATATTGACGACGAAATACAATTTTAAAAGTCTAAAAATGACAAAAATATTATGGGTTGTTGAAGTGTTGCATGATGGATGCTGGTATCCAGTCGTCAATCCAAAATTAAGCCGCAAAGACGGCCGCACAGCATTGAGTATCTGCCGTCAGAGTGGATTGCTGGATAAATACCGCCTGGTTCAATACGGGAGGATTGAAAAATGAGCAACAATGACAAAATACTTGCAGCGCTGCGTGAAGCGCTTAACACAGCAGAGCAGCATCCAGATTTTCCGGTAGCTCTAGGATTGCTTCAATTGAAGGCGTTCTTAGCCGAAAAAAGGATACAAAATGAAAATTGAATTGACGTTGGCGGTAATCGCTTGTCTCAAACGCGGGCTAAATTGCTGGCCTCAGCAGAACGATGCTGACGGCCTTGAGATCAAGGAAATATTGAAGCAAGCGGAAAAAATAGCGGAGGATGTATGAACTACAAAAACATTGAAACAGTAAAACGTCTTGATTTTGACCGGCTTGATACGGTGGTCAGCGAGCGCATCGGGGCGCTTAAACTGTTAGCGCAGGGCATGACTGACCGGCAGGTAAACGACGATATTTGCCGCGACCTGATATTGCCGTGTGTTCATGCGCTGGCGCAGTTTATTGACTCTGTGGAGATTGAGAAGGAGAACACATGAAGCTCATCGACAACGTAACCGTCCTTCCAGTAATCACCACGCTGGACTTGGATGTGGAGCGTGTACTGCAAGCAGCTATCGAAGCCAAGCCTGCGTATGTCATGGTTATCGGAGAAGATTTTCACGGGAATCTGTATTTCTCATCGTCTAAATCTGACGGGGGAACAGCCCTCTGGTGGATGGAGAAAGCAAAGAAGGCATTGTTAGAGGTGTTTGACGATGGGGACTAAAACTTATGTGGTGCAGGTCGAGGTGAGCAGGTCAGTGATGGTGCAGTACTGGGGACACCCATGTCGCGAAAAACATCGAGGGTGCCCTGCGTGCAAAGCGTGGGCACGGTGGCGCAAGACCAAGCAGATCGTGCTCACCACCACGGAAGCAGGAACAATGGAACTACTAATGAAACTCTTCTAGGAGAGCGATACCGGAAGAATTGCAAAACATTTCGGAGTTGAAGAATGAACAAACGAATTAAAAAACTTGCAAGAGACGCTGGATTACTAGTCTACAATCCAGATGGACAACATACCAAACTAGAAAAGTTCGCCGATTTGATTGTGCAGGAATGTGCTGATTGGATTGACCGGCAGGATGGAACTCGATGCTTATATGGGGTTGATCTAGTAGAACATTTTGGAGTAGAAAAATGAACGACCGAATTCAAGAACTTGCTGCGGAAATATTGCGTCTGCGTGGCGAGCCAGCCCGCGATGACGAACACTTTGCCTTCGCTTTCGTTCGTCATCTTTTCCTCGCGGAAATGAAACGCGCAGAAAAAGCTGAGGCCGCGCTTGCCGAAGCGGTGGCAAAAGAGCGTGAACGGTGCGCAAAAGTGTGCGAAGAAATGGCAGATAGCCGGAGGTCTGCACTCAGCACGTTATGCGCTGATGCAATCAGAAGAAGTGAATGATGGAAAATCGATATGGAGTATGTAAATGAACAGTCGAATTAAAGAAACTGGTGATGCGCCGGGGGCAAATATCGAAGATTTTTTGAAAGACTTGTTGAAAGCAGTGGCAATCAGTTTGCTCGCGGTCATTGGCGGGATGGCTTGGTCAGTGATTGAAATTCTTAGGAGATAAAATGAAATTCTTAGAATGGATTAGGCATCTGTATACCCCCGCGACTTGCGAAGAACTGATGGCGAGGGAATTGGACGCGGCGAGGCGGGATTTGCTGTTAGCAGAAACCGCGCGGGATTACGCAGAAAGCATGGTGCTTTACAACAAGCAGCGAATTGAGCGTTTGACCGCCGCGATGAAGGAGTGCTTAAAATGAGAATCGTCAGACTGATGTCAACCGCGCCGATAAGAAAGCGCCAAAGCGTATACAAAAAAGTTCTTACCGAGTCGCAGTGGAAAGCACGATACAGAAAGTTGGTCTGGTGGTATTTCAGAAAAGCAAAACAAGATAGTTATAAAACCTTCGCAGTATTTACAGTCCTATAAATTACTCTAACATTTCCTCGGCAATTCTCTTGCTTTCTGCAACGCGATTAAGCCAACCTCTGCCAAAAGTCGGAAAGTTAGATAGGTTGCGATAAAACACTTCTTTAGCGTTTGTAAAATTGTTGATAAATTCTTCTGCATTTGCATCTTGAATAGCTTTTAAAGTTACGGGGCCAATGACACCATCGGCAGTTATGTTTAATGCACGTTGAAGAGTTTTAATACTGCGGAAAGCACCAGCATTAACAGAAAAATCAAAGGCAAGATAATCAACCCCAGCAGGCAGATCGTCGCAATGGCAAACATTCCAATATTGCTTGCGGTAGAGCGGAGCCACCATTTCTTTCGTGAGCTGTCGCATTGCCTGCTCGTCAACTGAGTGTCCGACATAATCCTCCCACACGCGTTGTGTAACGCCGAGATTCGTCCTGCCACCGGGGTCTAAAGCGTGGTGGATGTATCCGCCTTCGTGCTGCAACACCAGCGCCAGCGAACGCTCAAAGTTATTTTTCAGGACGCACCACCCCGCCGATACCCAGCGCCGCTGCCAGCCCTTGAATTAGTAATTGATACTGCGGCGGCGCAATTGCAGACGCTACCATCACTACAACCCCCAACCCGGCAAGCGTAGATGCTTCTCCAAACCTTGCTTTTAACCAGCCCATTAGAAATTACCTCCTACAGGGTTAAGCACTCCTACCGGCGCGTCAGTAATGATCTTTGCACCCGGCTTGATATGCCCGTTTGTAACCGGTGATTCGTTTATCGGGCCGTAGCAGGATGCCAATGTAACCCCGTTGGTTTTCTTCGCTTGCTTATCGCAAAGGAACGACCACTGGTTGCTCATACCCGAATCTTTGCCAAGGATGAAGGTTCGCTTCACCAACGGCGCAACTGCCCACGATGGCGCTTGTGGCGCTTCGCTAACAGTGGAAAACAATGACCAGACTTTACCCGCAGGGGCATCGCACGAGTTATTCATCAGCGCACCGTTGGCTACGCTGCGCCCCGTCAGAACGGGACAGACTGCCATGCCTTCCTGAAACACTTTACCTTTGACCGTTATTGTCTTGCCTGTCGGCGTGGAGCCACTCGCGGCGCACAGTGCGTATTCGCCGTTGCAGATCATCAGGTCAGCAGCAGACACGCTTACCGGCAGCAGAGCGAAAAAGAGCAGCTTTTTCATTTGTCAGCCTTTCAATACAATGTGGAGAAGTAAGGCAATGATAAATCCGGCAACTGTGATACCGATATGCTCGATGCGTTTCAGCCTGGCATTGATAGTGTCGTAGCGCAGCTCGCACACGGCTTCGTGCGAGGTCAAGCGAACGTCCAGCTCGTTGGTGGTCGCCATTATTGATTTAACGCATTGTAATTAACTGCTTCGCTTACTCTTTTTTCCCTAGCTTTTTTTGACGCCATTTCTGAAACACCACTTGCAACAGATCGCACACCGGGGATTCTGCTAATCATAGCGTTTTTGGCTATTGCGTCCAATGACCTAATCAAAACGCTAGCCGTACCAGGGCTAACTGTTCCGGGTACTGGTGAGTAAAAATCACCTGCCATTTGCACAAGTTCTCTAACTCGTTTTGCTTCTTGTTTACCAAACAACAAATCTAGTTTCCCATCCCTGTCTAATTGCGCTACTGCGGTTCTCAACGCTTTTGCGTTAGGTATTGTATTTCCAGCAGCATCCTTGCTGATGTTAGACATTGCTCGTTCTTTTAGCTCATTTACAGCTTGAGCGCGGATTTGATCCCAAGCAAACTCTCCTTCTTTACCAGCTTTTAAAAGAGTATTTTTAACAAGTTGCATATCGTCGAGACTGCCGGTATGGACAACGTGTTTGTAAATATCTTCAAACGCAACTGCTCTATCTTGCGTACCAGGCTTGTTACGTAACAATTTAGAAATTACCGCATGGTCTTTAAATTCTGTTGCGTACTTAGTGTTTTCTGCTCTAGCAGCTTTATAAAGATCACCGCCTTTACCTTCTGTTATTCTTTCAAACAAAGGTTTGAGTTCACCCATATGCACTGAGTTAATACCACTGCCAGGTGCTGACAATTGGCTCTGTTGTTTTCTTACTTGTTCAAGGTCAAAAATGGATAACGTTTTTGGCGAGCCTAATTTTTCTAACGTCAATTTTAAGTTTGCAAGCATTGGTGCATTATTGGTTAGTATTTGCGTATCGTGGTCTGCTACGTATTTATACAAAGGAGCAATATCCACTTGTTGCTGTGTTTCGCCCGCGTTATCTGCGGCATCGTAAAGTCTTTTTACTTCTGCTTTTGCTTCTTTAAACCGTTTCACTAACGGCGCATCTACAACCTTTCCTATAGGGACAAGTTGTGTTGCCCCAAAAATCTCCCCGCCCATAGCTTCTGCGGACGCGTCAAAATTACGCAAGAAATCTTCGTTTAGTTTTTGCTGTTGCAACAACAACGGTTTACCTTCTTTTTCTGGATACGTTTTTGCCGTTTCGTGTTCAAACTGTTGTTGTTCCAGATTTTTAGTTATTTGACCTTTGCTTGGCGTTAAAGGAATTCTTGCTTCTTGCGCCATGATTTGCCGTTGAGTTGGCAATTCAGTTGAAGCCGCTCCCATGCCTACCATTGATGGTGCAGGAGTATCACGAGTCAAAAAATTAACAACAGGTTGTTTTGTACTAGCAATAGCTTGCCGCGTTGCTGCTGGAGCAACCCTGCCAAGAGTGTTTAACATGGGGATAGGAACCCCGATTAAAGGGGCTAACGCATTGCCGATTCCAGATACAACATCTTGCGCCATTTCATTTCGAGGTTGATAAGTGAATCTTTCTATTGCGGTATTAACCGCTTTATTAGATTCATTTAAATCACCAAATAATGCTCTATTTAATAAACCAGAACCGGGTCCAATAATGCCGCTTGCAACGCTTGACAATAAACTCATAGGTACTTCAACTGCTACAGAACCAATATCCGTAAACGCTTGTCTTAAATTTTCAAACTTACTTTTACTGGGATCACCCATAAAAGATGTTTTTTTAGGTTCTGGTTGAGCTATATCACCGGGTATTAAATAACTCGGAAACATAGAATCTGTTTTTAATCTTTTTGAATGCGTTTGATTTGCCCAACTCCATGCTGTTTTTGCGTCAGGCGCGTCAACATCATAAGTAACACCACCAACATCAACTTCATATGTTGTGTTTGCCATTATTTCTCCTTCACCCTTACTGCTCCGGCTGGCGGTTCAGATAAATTTGGTGCGGTTTTTTCTCTAGATATTGAAGGCACATACTTATCAATTTCTTTAGCACCCGGCCCAGCTTGAAATTTCATTGCTGTAATAGCTAAGTTTCTAGCATCTTCTTTTTGTTTAATAACTTTTTGGCTATCATTTAATTGCGGAAAATATTTCTCGTCCTCTCTAGCAAATTCAGAATCGCTAATAACCGCACCGGATTCTTTTCTTAAAACAGCAGTAATAAAATTACTTTTTGCTTGTTTTACTTGTTGTTGTTGTTCGCTAGTTCCACCAAGAAAACTTGGTAATATTTTGCCAATAGCCCCACCAGCAAGAGGAATGTTTTCAACAGCAGCCCCTCTTAAAGTTGGGTTTCCTGTTTTTGGATTAGCTAGATTATCAAGTATTGCTTGTGCTTCTTTCATTCTTAAACCGTAAGCCGTTGCATTCCCTTGTGACTCATTAAGCGGCTTTCCGTCTAGTCCCGAAACAGGAACAAATTTCCCTTGTGGATTTTCTGCTGATGGCGGGTATACAAACCCACCAGCAGTAGTGTCAAATCTTGGCGTTTCTGTTTTTGGCCCTAATACAGTACGTTGTGCTGGTTGTGTAGCAGTCTGACTCGCTACGTTGGTTGGCCTGCCTTGCAAATTTGCTATTTCCCTATCAAGCGCAGGGTCTACCCTACCTAAAAATGCTTGATTTTCCCGTTCCTTTAATAGTATTGCTAATTTGTCGTTATCCATTACTTTTTGCAATGCTTGAGGCACACGCGCTCCAGCGATGGCTTGTGGTATTTGCATAGCAGAAGCAGATGAAGGTGCAATACCCGGCGTAACATTCAATTGCCGAGGTGGAGTACCGGCAGGTGCTGCGCTTGGCGCGGTTGGAATTGCAGCGGGTGCAGCGGGTGCAGCAGGTGCAACACCACCGGCAAAACCCTGCGGCTCAACAGGAGCCATCAACGTTGAAATTAATTGAGATATACCGAGCCGAGGATTAACGGCTATACCCCGTTCAGTGTCAAATGTCCATCCCTGTTGGGCTAAAGTTTCAAGGTGGTTTTTTCTAACTTGTTCAAGTTGCAAAAGTTGGTATGCAGATGGATTCTCATATTGGAATTTGTTTTGTGTTAATGTGGCCGCAGTGTTTGCAGAAACAGTAGCTTGTGTATACAACTTGTCTGGAGTTATTCCACCCCAATGTTGCCGCCATTGGTCTGTTGTTTTAGGATCGCCAAAAGCAGCGGTGGTGTCTGCAATTGCCTGTTCAAGCGATTTTATTTTTGTAAGAACAGCGGCTATTGGTGGATTGGCGTACATGGCCCTAACACTGGCAACGGCCTCGTCAACAGTTCGAGAGTTATACGCCGCATTAGAAAAAGGCTTCATTTGTTTATCAAAGGCTTCGGCCACGTAACCAGGAAGTCTTGCTTGACGTTCTGCTATTTGCGATTGGTTAAGCTCACGTGTCTGTTCTGCTGCCGCTGCGTCTTGTTGAGCTTTAAGCACAGCCATACCTTGCGGCCCGTATTGCAAAGCAGTTCTAACATCAAATTTAAAGTTAGGGTCTTGCGCAGCTTGATATAGCTTGTTCTGTTGCTCATCCTCGCGCTTTGCTTTGCTTAAGGTGTACTGAGCCAGCGCGTTCTGGTTCTCCTGCGCCCTAGCCACCGCTGCTTGATCCATACCCTGCACAAACGCGTTGCCTATGCTTTGCGAGCCGGGCGGGGTCAGTAGTCCAAAGTTAAGTTCAGCCATGATTTTTATTCCCCGTAAAGCGCGTCAGGAGCGTATCCAAGATTCTGCGCGTGACTTGGTGCGTAAATAGTAAAATTTTCATTTCCGCCACCGCCACCGCCACCAAACGGGTTTGAGAACCCTTTGTTCCCGTACATCCGGCCTAACGCGTTAGCCGCGCCGCCAAACGCTGAAGTACGCTGACCCGCTGCTGCCAGCGCTGCGTTGCCGGTGTTGGCCGCGCTGGTCATGTAGGCGTTGCCGATGTTACTCGCCATGTTCGCACCTTGTGTGCCAATCTGATTAACCGCCGTTTGACCTGTTCCCGCTACGCCCGCATAACGGTTGTATAGCTGGTTACGCTCGCCCGTATTGGCGTTAAAGCCGGTCACGTAGCGGTTGAAAGCGTTGTTGTATTCTTGGCTACCCATGCCTTGACCAAACTCAGTTGCGCCCTTGATACCTGCACCGGATATGCCCATACCTTTGGCAGCCATTGAAGCGTTCACGCCGCGCATTCCTTGGTCAAACCTAAACCCGTAACCGGGATCAGTGTTTTGGTCGTATCGGAAATCGAATGGTGTGGCAGATGCAAACCGTCCACCTGGCGCTAAACCAGCAGCAAGCTGGTTGACCGCGCTTTGCCCGGACGTAATGTACGGCGCGTAATCAGCGCGGTTAAGGTCATACTGTCGGCGCTGCTCTGCGATGGACGCATCTGATGCTCGACCGGATGCTTGCGCTGCGGTTTCGGCTGCGTCGCTTGACGCGTCTGCGGAAATTAACGACCCAACAACTGTTGCTGCTGCTGCCCAAGGCATTTTATTTCTCCTTACGAATACAAGCAATCATCGTGATACGTTCGTATTTCGTATCGTTTGTGACCCAATGTAGATTTTGGTTGTTAAACGTAAACACATCACCCGGTTTGGTTTCTAAACTTTCGCCCTCAAACTGGAATAACTGTCCCGGTGCGCTGGTGATCTGCACCGCAAACTTTTCGTACCTTAACGCGTGCCAGCCAGTGTCCCTATGCGGCTTGCAAGTGGCTCCCGGCGGTATCCGTGTAATCAACACACCACCCAGTTCTACCCCATGCACATACCGCATAAGGTCAAAACACAGTGGCTTTACGCCTAACACATCGGCAGCAGGATACCACTTGGAATCGTGCGGCTTACCGTCAACGGCTCGTTCAGCTTCTCCAAACCTTGCCCATATATCGCTTAAATTGTTGTGCGGGCTAATTGAATCTTCGGTGCGTGTTTTATGCTCATCCCAGAGTTGCGGGTTCTGCTGGAGCTTCCAGTAAATGTCTGCGACTTGCAACCCTTGAGATATGCGCTCTATTTTCACGCGGCTATCACCAGTTTTAGTGATTCTTCGGCTTGTTCCCGTGGCGCTACATCATCAGCCCACAAGCACAGCCAGACAATATCCGTGACTGCCATCACCGTATGCCGGGTGTGGGCGGGAACAGTTATCATCTTGTAACCATCCATGCGTTCAGTCTTTCCGTCCACCGTAACGTCTGCGGTGCCGGACACCAGCACCGACAGGTGCGCGTGAGCATGTTGATGGGACTTAAGCAGATACCCAGCCGCAGCCGTAGTCTCTACGACAAACACGCCGCCGTCATCGTGGAAACGGATACTCACTAGCTAACCTCCCGCCCTGAAGCGCGAATGTTGATGGCCGTTGCGGTGCCTGCGATGGTGGAGATAAACCCGCTTGCCATCAGCACTTGGCCGACAATCTCAGGGAAAGTATATACCTCGCTGGCCGCCAGCGTCTTGGTCTTGGTAATCAAGTTCTGATTGCCCGCCGTGTCAGCAGCAGTGACCAGATTC